ATCCCGGATGTAATCTTGCAAAACAGCAATTGGTGCAATGGCTTCCGCTCCGGCTTCACCGCCGCCCATCAGCGTATTCCCCACAGCACCAAAGATTGTAGGCTTTGTCAGCACAGCACCTTCAGCATTCCACTTGATGTCAAAGGAAGGCAGTGAACCTTTGCCGCCAATGCCAAACGGTGCTTTGCCGCCCTTGACGGAAATCTTCGGTATTTTCAGCTTTGGCAATGACCAGCTAAAATTGAAAAGCCCCTTGATTTTGCCAATGGCCTTGCTGACCGCATCTCTGGCCGAATTTAGCTTGTCTGTGATGGTCTTTTGTATCTTGCCGAACACATCCTGCACCGTTTTCAAAGCGCCCTTAAAATCGCTGAATTTGCCCTTTATGTACGACATGGCAGAAGCACCAACAGACTTGATTTTGTTCCACATGTTGATCCAGAAATTGCGGAAGCCTTCATTGTTTTTCCAAAGCGTCACAAACGCCGCCACAAGGCCGATTACAAGCGATACAATCAAGCCGATAATGTTAGCCCTCATAGCTGCATTGAGCAACAGCACAGCCGTCCGAACGCCTGTAATTGCCGTTTTCGCCGCACTCATGATTGCTCCCCATTTTAGAATCAGAATGAACGATGCCACCGCTGCCGTTGTGCCGACAATAGCCGCTTTCCAAATGTCAACGGTTTTCTTGTTATCCTGCAACCACTTCTTTGCATCCTTTATCTTCTGGATAAAAGATTCCAGCTTTGGCACGGCAGCAGCCACCATATCAGCCACTTTGTTTTTGATGGCTGTCAGGATGGGTTCACCAACACGCCCCAGTTCAGCAAAGGCATCTGTCAAGCGTTCCTGTGCCTTCCGGGCTTCCATTACATCCTTGTTGGTTGCCTGGTATTGTACCGCTGCTGCACCATAGGTGTCTTTCAGGGTTTTCATTATCAGGTCTTGCCGTTCTTCCTCATTGGAACAGGCTTCCAACTGTGTGTTGAAATCCTCCACCGTTATGCCGCTCCATTCAAGCGCATCCGCAAGACTGCCTTGCACTTCACCAAGGGAAGCTGTGTGGTTGATTGCTTCATATAGCCCTTCCAAGGGGAGGGATTGACCGAAACTGGCGAACACGCCCGTACCGATTTCGGTTAGGGTGTTCATCTCTTTTTCGTTGTCCGCAATCAAGGCAATATGCTGGGCAGCTTCCACAGCTTGCCCGGTATCACCAAGCACGGCATTCAAATCGGAATAGGTGTTTTTCGCTTCCGTTGAGGAATGCCCTGCCGCTTGAAATGCACTGTCCAGCAAGCCCATTTCTGCCCGGTATTCCCGGCTGCTTTCAATGGCGGCGATCCATGCACCGCCAAGGGCAACACCAGCGGTCAGAACCGCCTTGCCGATACCCAGCGCAACAGAACCGATTTTCTTAAAGGCGTTTTCTACCTTGCCGCTTGCACTGTCTGCATTCTGGCTTGTTTCATCCAGCGCACGGTTTGCTTCCGTGTTGTCAACCGCTATTGTCCCCAATAGCCGAAATAGTTCCATCTTCCTGCGCACCTCCACCCACAGAAAACCCTTCAAGCATCTGGAAGGAAGCCTGAACGGTTTTGTTAAGGTCAAATTGTGTCGGTGCTGCGGTATGTGTGTTTACTCTTGCCCTTTCCTTAAATTCTGCATAGCTTGTTTTGTCAAATACCTTGTGAAGCCAGGCATCCCAAAGGATTTTTTCTTCCTGTTCTTCATTGTACTTTTCCACAAAACTGTCCACAAATTCCCCAAATCGCCTGGTGCTTATCATCCCTTCAAGTAATGACATAGGGTTTGCGTATCGGCTATACAGCAAGTCAAGAAACTGCAAATCGTTTATTTGAACAATCCGAAAACACGCATAAAAAAATCACGGAAACCTTCCAACTTGACTACATCAATAATCATTTCGGCAAAGTCACCAGGATTCATCTGTGCAATATCTTCAGCCTTCATGTCGGAAAGCCGGGCAAGGAATGCGTAAATGTCATTCTTGGCAGCGTCCATGTGTTCCATCAGTACACAGCCAATGTCAATGGCAACCAGCATACCAATGCCGGACAGTTCCTTTTCGCCTTCGTCTTTATTTGCAGCCATCAGCATCATGGCATTCTTCACTTCTTCCGACTGGAAGCATTCCTTCACATTCTTCACGCCAATCTTGGTTAGAATACGGAACATCAGAAAAATGTCATCTGCGTTGGGATTTCTCAAAGTATATGCTTTATTCTCCATTCTGCACATTCCTTTCATTAAGAAGGGCAGGAGCATTCACGCCCCTGCCCTGTTCAGTTTAGACAGCCTTCGGATAGTAGATATGCACGGGGGACTTTTCAAGGCCCTCACCAGGATCGAAATTGCTTTCAAACACATATTTGCCAACCAGGCTTTCATTGTTCTTGTGTTCATGGTCAAGGCCGCTGGTGCAAAGCACATTATCCAGAATGGCAATGATAGATTTGCCCTCCAGCGTCTTTCCGACAAAGGCAATGTTGTCCCAATAGTCATCATCCGTGATGTCGGCTTTGGGTTCATACAAATCAAAGTTCGGGTCTTCAGATTCGGCAAGCGCAGCAAACAAAGCGGCCCGGATCATGTCCGGGGTCAGTTCGGCAAAGTTCACTTCCATGGAGGACTTTTCGTCCGTCTTCTTTGCCAATCCCTTCACGTTTGACGGCGCTCCGTCAATCGCAGGGCGGTAAATTTCCGGCGTAATATTCAGCTTGCTGCCGCCAGAAGTTGCACCTACAAGGCTTTCGGCAAAATTCCACTTGCCGCCTTCATACTTCAGGCTCTTGTGGATCGTACCAGCACCAAAGGGAATATTACCCGGCGTTTTTGCGGTCAAACCAGTTTTCCCTTCAACCATATTATTTCACCTTCCATTCTTGAATTGTCAGATTGATTTTCATGCTTTTCAATTCCGCAACACCCGTAGGAACAATCATTGCGGAATCATAAAAAACAGCAATCCCTGTTCCATCGTCAAGGATTGCCGTTCTTGCGCAGTTCTTTTCAATTAGTTCTTTGGCCTGTTCCAACAACAGCCATTCTTTCCGGGTGAACAATCGCAGATACAGCGTTGTTTCATGCCGCCCGTCCTCTTCCTTTGTCACGGAAGGAATTTCTGTGTAGCTTTCGCCGACACAATAATAATTGTCCGGCAGTTCTGCCGCCTTCCAGCGTTCAAAGCGGTACGGAACGCCAATTTCCTGCATCATCTGTGCAATGTAATTCAGTGCTGAAACGCTCATGTTTCACCCCCTTACTTTTTGTTCATTCGGTTCTGCAAATCCGCTTCCATTTTCGGTTCTGTTACCAGAAACGCATTTTCCAGTGTGTGTTGTGGCTCACGGCCATTTGTAGCATAGGCATCCAGCCCTTCTGCCCTCATGGAAGCAGCCACGGCCTGGGCTTCTTCCTCTGTTGCATAGGTTCTGCCGCCGCCCTGGGAAGCTTGCCCTTTCACATACACCCACCAGCCGGAACGGCTCTTGCTTCTGTCAACAGCGTGTTCACCTGTGCCAAATTCTTCCCAATAGCCGGATTCCAAAGGTGTGCCAATGGTTGCTTCGCCTTTCTGTTCATCCACATAGTTGCTGTATGATCCACGAAGTTGCCCCTTGTCATCCATCTTGCAATTACGCTGTGCCTGGGATGTGATTTCACTGGCCCAGGTGTGAAGAAATGCCACCTTTTCGCTTTTCATCATATCTTTCACCTGGTCGCTGTAATCTACCAGTGTTACCTTTGACATTACTGTCCACCCGTGTATTTCAGATAGATTTCAAGATGTGAGCCGCTGCCCATTTCCATAGGATTATCAATATAGGTAATGTCATAGACTTTACCGTTTATCTTCATCCTTGCCGTTTCGGCTGTAATAGCTGGGTTAAGCGGTACATAGTCGCAAATGAAAAGGTGGGTGCTTTCCTGGATTTTTGCAAGGTATGTGGTATAAGAAGTGCTGCCAGTGGAAAGGTCAAGCCGTCCACGCAGCGTTTGCACATCGGCCCAGGTACTCACGTTTTCGCCAATGGCGTTCACGGTTGCCGTGCTGATCTGAATGGTTGCATTGATATTGCCGCCAATCCTTTTCATACGCTCAACCCCTGTCCGAATTGTGCTTTCATGTAAGGCTTCAGGAAGCCCATCAATGCTGCCGGGTAGCCGTTGACGGTGTTTGTTCCATCCTGTGCCTGATAGGTGACAGAATGACGGGAAATGGTTTCTGAAGCAATGCCCGTGTTGTCCCTCATTTCCATTTCCCATTTCAGCAGATTGATTGCCCCCAGCTTAATATCAGCCGGGTATTCAATCACGCCTTCTGCCGTCCTGTATTTACGGAAATTGTTGTTGGTATGGCCCTGGATGGTTCTTTCGATGGCGTTCAGGCGCAGGGCAAGCATCTGGTCTGTTTCATCCGTCTGCACAAAGCCCCGGAATTCCTCAACGGTCATTATCATTCAATCACACCCTTGATTGCTTCGATGATTTCAGCCTTTTTCTTTGCAGCGCCCAGGTCAATGCCGTGTGCTTCTGCATATTCCTTCAGTTCAGGAACGGTCATGCCGTCAAAATCGGGCTGTTCCTGCTGCGGTTCGGGTTCTTTCTGGCCATCCGTTTCCTGCTGCGGTTCGGGTGCATACACCGTAATGCTGTCCAGCCGTCCGGCACACTTGGCCCGGATGGAAATTTCCGAATAGGTCACGGCAGGGACAGAAGCCAGTTCGA